ACTTCATGATCTGGCCCGCTAGGTCATCACTAACATAGTTACTGAGCACCTCTCGTTCGGGTGCTAGCGGTTCATTGATTGGGTAGATACCGCTGAACCTATCCACAAGTGCGGCGTCCAGTTTGTTGGTGTTGTATCCCTGTCCACCCGATGGATTACCTGTAGCTATGAACCAGAAACTATTACTGATCGGTATTTGTTTCCCGTCTTTCTCGATAATGGCCCATGATCTACCGTCACTATCGAGTAGTCCGAATAGTCTGGATAGAAATTCTTGTGGTGCTCGTGTAATTTCTTCAAACAAGAACACGCCGCCCTCACTGATTGATCTGGTCAATTCGCCGTCATTCCAATCCACGGTGACGCCGTGCTCGGTTGGTTGTGGCGTCCACTGGCCAACCAACGGGCTCAAATCCATGCCTTCATCAGCATTGATACCCGCGTATCCGCGTCCTATATGCTTGGCTAGCTGTCTGGCCAGTATTGACTTACCTAGCCCTGATCCACCTATAAACAGTATCGGTTGTGGATACAGCAACAACACCTCGTCAAATATCCTTTGACCCTCGGCATTCAGTGAGAACGCATGACCAGATACAACTTCAACGTCTTTCACTGGCACTGGTCCCGCCGTGATCTTTAGCGGCTCGATGATCTCGGTGCTGATCTCGATTGGTTGCACAATCTCCTTCAACAAGTCTTCATTTTGCCAGATCGGTACACGTTTCTTTCTCATCTAACTCCTCTTTTCTGGGCTCATGGCCCAATATATATTTTGACCACTCCAGTTGAGTGATCATGACGAGGGTCAAACCCATGCTTGACCCTCGGGTATGATCTATCAACTAATCCCGCGCCGCTTGTCTGACAATCGAGAACCCTTTCGCTTGGCCCGCCGTGCTCGCTTGGCCCACTGCATACGAGCACCGTAGTAATCCGCGTCTATCTCAAAGTCTGTACTGCTTGAGCTCAACCTACTCCCGAGCCTAACTTGATCGGCTGACAGTATCGGCCTGTCACCCCAATATTTTTTCGGTAACGCCCGTCCCCGTATTGGTATCAGGTTCAACTGCTCGTCTATATCCAACACCGTTGCTACTGGTGGGGATTCATAGCACGCCCAGCCCTCACCCGAATCATATATATCCAACATTATTTCACCCCTCGGTTTAGTATCGTTTGATAGTATCGGCTCAACTTTAGATATAACTCTTGATCATCTATGTTCGATGATCTAGCTAAGCTGGAACTGTCCAGTTCGGCCAGATCTTTCAACGCCCTTAGAATCTCAGATTTTCTAGTCATAACGCCTATCTTTCCGTGCTCTTGGCACTGTCTATATTTTAATCACCCAGTTGAGTGATCATGACGAGGATCAAACATGGGTTTGATCCTCGGGTATGATCTATCAACCTCAGTCTTTCAAGATACCAGTCTCGACCTCGTATTCAAATTTCTGATCCATTAGCTTCTTTCTCTCGGCCTTCAATTCCTCATTCTCAGCCTTCAATTTTTTGAGCTCTACATAGGCGTCATGAGGAGGTACGTTGTGGTACATCGGGCGATTACCCTTGACTATTTCTTCTGCATTCCTAGCCTGTGCAATTGCATTCCAAACCAAACCATCAAGGTTATTTATTTCTGGTTCCAATGCCTCGTCAAGTGCTCGGTAAAATCTCAATTCGTAGGTATCATTCCGTGCCAACTCCAGCCGCTTATTGATCCGTTCGATTAGTTCCTGATTAAGTAATTTGCTAGCCAATTTATTCACCACTTTCTATAGCTCGTGCTATTGCTATTTCTAACTCGGCCTCGGTAGCCAACCCTGCTGATATCAACACCCGATATTCCCTAATCAACTGTTCCATTTTCTTTCCTCTTTTCTAGGCTCGTGGCCTATATAAATTTTTGGTTGTTTGATCAACCATGACGAGAGTCAAACCCATGTTTGACTCTCGGATATGGTGGATGAAACTCTAGCTCTTAATGTTCCCGTACTCGTCACGGTTCGGGTTCAATACTGATTTGTTAACCGCCACAAATACATATGAAAATGCCTCATCCTCAGTCGAGCCCGCTATCAATTCAATATCAACGTCATCATAATTGAACGGGTTGTATAGCGGCTGAATCAGTAGCTCGGCAACTTCTCGGTGATTCTGTTCGTTACTCAATTCGTACTTGTATGAGCGGGTGATTGATGTCCGTTCACCATCGGCAAATGTTCCCATTGCCGCCGCCTTGATCCGTGCTCCCTTTGTGCTAGTTGCTCCCAGATACTTGGTCTTGATTGCTGTTCGTGCCATTGTCTTTCCTCTTATCTTTCTGGGCTCATTGGCCCTTGCTAGTTTTAACTGCTCAGTTGAGCAATCATGACGAGGATCAAACATGGGTTTGATCCTCGGGTATGATTTATCAACCCTTTAGTTCACCGAATAACTCGGTCAATTTATCGGACATTCCCGCCTGTATTCCCTGTAGTCTTTCGTTCTCGGCCTGTAGTCTTGCGTTTGAGGTTAATAAAATTTTGAGTGACTCGGTTTGTCTTGCGTTCTTTGTCTTCAATTCTAAAACCTCGGCGGTCAATTCCTGATATACCTGAACTGCATTTTTCTCAGGCCCACAAGGCGCCACAACAATTCCTTTATCGCCGTCTAAATAGCACTCACATTTATCAACGTGGATTATATTCTGTCTCATTTTCTACTCCTCTACTTGCTAGTTTCTGGACGTCTATAACGCCCTCATCAGCCCTGTTAATTCAGGGAACTAGCTATTGACTCACTCGGTCCTGTAGACGCCCTAAACAACGCCGTCCCAGTGAGCCCTGATCCTATTCCCTTGAGGGTTGTCAATCCTCGTCTCATGTTCCCGTAGCGGCTGAAGTATTGCATCTACAGCGCAACAACAGCGGCCACGTTTTCACCTTTCGGTAGTTTCTGAAATAGGTTGCGGGCCTACCCCGCCCACGTTCATCCTATCGACGCCAACCTATTACCAGTTGACGCTAGACGTGATCAAACGTGTTTTATCATGCGCTGGAAGTACAGAAGTACAATCAATTGAATTGGGCTCAGGTGTTAGGCCGTCGTGGCGTCCCGTCTGGACTTGTCGCGTTCACTCCGTAGCTACTTGGCCTAAGGCCCGCCGCCAATCCAGTACCCGCCAGTGATGACCGTCCCCGTGCCAGCGTCACTACTAGTCAGCTTGTCACGGTTGGGGAATGGTGCGTTCGAGGTCTGATCAGTCTTGCGTATTAATTCGCGTTCTTTCTTGTCCGTTCGGGTGTTTCCAATCCTCGCATTTTTGTTTAGTATCAGTGCGGCGTGGAGCCGTCCGTCCTATCTGGTTTGTATCTAAGTCCTTTCTGTAATTTTCGGGTGTCCGTTGGGTTTGTTCGAACACTACGGAGACAACGTTAACAGATCGCGTCAAGTACTGCAATAGGGTTTACCGCTATTTTCTGAGCAATCTTGAAAATAGCCTTGTTAGCTACGGGCGGCAAGTTGGGCGGCAAGGCTGGCTGGGCGGGTGATGTTTCCAGTGACTGACAGTGCCAGACAAAGAGCGCGCCCAGCGTCACGAGAGCACGCCCAGCACGCCCAGCACGCCCAGCTCAGGCAGTTTCCAGATACGGAGCCAGTCTATAGACAGGCGTAGAGCAAGCGGCGTCTAGCTCACGTCTAGATACGGGAGCAGTCTATAGACTAGCGGAGAGGTCCGCGCCTCTTTTCACATAAGGAACGCACGTCAGACAACAAGGAACGCGCGAGGGGGGGGCATGGCTTGAGGCTACGCCTCAAAAGACATAGATACCCGTGACAGAATTTTGCTTCTAAAGAGCGTGCATGTGGCCCCATGTACAGTCATGTTTTACATGTAAATTACACGTTTTACATGTAAATTTGTATCTGAGAGTTGCAGTTACGCACCGAGGGCCTGAACCCCGAGAGGGTGTAACGAGACTCTCTCATGTACTCGTACGCGTAAGACATGTTCTTTACATGTAGTTGTTCGTTACATGTAAATTACATGAAAGGCAGGGCCTTTACAGGCCCATGTAATTTACACGTAACTGCACCATGTACATGTACATGGGAATTTAGTCTTCTAGGACTAGCTTTTCGCCATCCCATTCGTGGTATTTTTTATCTTCTTCAAGGGCATCCAAGTCTATAAGTTCGCCCCAGCTTGTTGTAGTAGAATCCCAAGCACGTATTGCACATTCATCGCGCTCGCTAACGCATAGAAACATCTTGTCTTCTGCCGGGTGATATTCCCCACCGTGAATGATTAAGACATCGCATCTGCGACACCTTAACCCTCCCTCGTCATAATTGAACTTTCTGTGAACGAACATGTATAAACAATTCGGACAATGGTGTAAGTGTGACATTCAACCCTCCATACCTGAATTATAGCAGATTAAAAGGGAATTAAGTGGTACAATTATTGACACAACCCGCAACTTGCGGTACGTTGAGCTTTCAATGAGGAGATAGTAGGTACGTGGAGACATTATATTCTACTAGGTATACCGGTAAAACCGGCAGGGGGAAGATGTCAGGCAGGTCAATGAATATAGCTAGGGCTGTGTTGCTTGATAAGGCCAGCTACAGTGATGTTGCCAAGAGGTACGGCATATCTAAGCAGAGGGTCGGACAGATAGTACGCAGGATGGGCATAGCCCGGAAAGTAGACTTAAATGCAGAGCGAGGCACAGGCGAAGAAAACTAAGGGTAACCAGAATGCTTTTCTGGCGGCTTACATGGTGTCGGGATCAGTGAAACGCTCCTGCGAGGCTGTGCATGTAGGGCGTGATACGGTCATGAAGTGGGTGCAGAATGACACCCACGAATTCAGGGCTAGGTATCACGAGGCACAGGACGACTTCAGGGAAGCTCTTCAGGATATGGCGGTTGACAGGGTTAAGCAACAGAAGCCTAATGACAACCCCGTGCTGCTTATCACACTGCTCAACGCCCACTGGCCCGAGAAATACAAACGGTCAGGGTTTACTGCAGATAATTCTGCCAAGGAGATCATGGGAGAATGGAAGCGGTGGGTTAAGGAAACCCGCAAGGACCCGAAGAAAGACGACGGCAATGATCGTGACAACGCATTAGAAGAAGCGGAGAGAATCCTTGCCAAAAAGTCCAAGCAGTCCGACGGAAGCACAGACGAACCCGCCGAATAGCGGGCCGTCTATAAATGAATATATCTTTTCGCGGCTTGACTTCATGCCTACGCCGCTACAGGCGCGTATCCTCAGCGCAAAGCAGAGGTTTACCCTTGTTGCAGGCGGTGAGCAGGCGGGAAAGTCTATGGTGGCCAGTAAGTACCTTGTATCTAGGTTCCTAGAGAACGAAGAGCCGGGACTCTACTGGCTGGTGGCCGCTGACTACGAGCGCACACGCGCAGAGTTCGACTACCTTGTGGAAGATTTCGCCGCACTCGGCGTGCTGGCAGAGGTTTCCAAGAGAGTAGACCCCGGACGCATCATACTTGCCGACGGCACACGCATAGAAACCAAGTCAGCAAAAGACCCACGCACTCTGGCCATGAGGGCGCCCAACGGAATACTGGGATGCGAGGCATCACAGCTTGATCTGGAGTCATACCACCGTCTCAGGGGCAGGGTTGCACCCAAGAGGGGATGGCTATTCCTGTCAGGCACCTTTGAAGGCTCACTCGGATGGTATCCACAGCTATTCTCGTCGTGGCAGTTAGGCAAGAAAGATGAAAAGAGCTTCTCGCTGCCGTCTTATTCCAACCAGTACCTGTATCCCGGCGGTGCGGAAGACCCCGAGATACTGAAGTTAAAGGATATGGCGTCCGATGAGTTCTTTATGGAGCGCATTCAAGGTATCCCCTGCCCGCCTGTGGGGCTGGTGTTCGGTGAATTCAGGGCTGACATACATATCGACCCCGAAATACAGTACGTGAAGGGCGAACCCGTGTACCTGTGGATGGACCCGGGATACGCCGGGGCATATGCAGTGGAGGTTGTGCAGGAGATCAACGGACAGCTATGTATTATAGATGAGATATACGAGCGTGGACTGACTACCGAGGAGATGATAACCGTTGCTACCAACCGCGAATGGTGGTCGGATGTCCACTCGGGGGCCATAGACATAGCGGGATATCAGCATCAGGCAATGAGCGCACCTGCGGAGATGTGGATGGATAAGACAGGTGTCTATCTGGACGCGCAGAAGATACGGATTAACGAGGGTACCGAGAGGTTAAAGGGATTCATGAAGACCGACTCGGTAACCGACAGACCGCGTATCGCATTCAGCCCTGAATGCAAGGGAATACTCTCGGAGTTCGGGGCAGTGCCAAGCCCATTCGACGGACAGACTAGGGCATACAGGTGGAAGACAGACAGGGAGGGTAACGTGGTAGGCGAAACTCCCGAGGATAAGAATAACCACGGCATCAAGGCCGTTATATACGGTCTGGTGAGCAAGTTCGGATACGGCGTTGTAAACAACAGGGAATTTATAAAAGTAAAGAGGCACTGATATGCCAAGATTAAAACCGGAAGATATTATAGATAAGGTAGACGCGCACCATGACGACACCCGCACACTGCGGGACCGCATGGATGCCGACCACGTACTGTATAAGCTGGACCCCTACGATGCAGGGGACGGCTACCAGTCGTATACCAGTAACGAGCCGCAGACCTATGCCGACAAGGTAGTGGCGTGGCTGACTGCTGCCGATCTGGTAATAAGGATTCCCCCGAACGGCAACCCCAGAAACAACAGGGATATCAATAACGATAAAGAAAGATTTATCATAGGAGCCCTGAAGTCAGCAGATGACAGGCTTATTGACAGGCTGGTACCCACACTGAAAGACCAACTGGCTTGGTATATCACCCTGCGCGGGTGGTATGCAGGGAGGGCTCTGCTCACCAAGGACAGCCAAGATAATACAATAATTGATATTACTCCTTGGGACCCTATGCACACCCACTGGGGCGTAGGAGAGAACGGACTGGCATGGGCGTGCTACAGGATTAAGAAAACAAAGGACGAGATCGAAGCGCAGTATGGCGTCAGGCTGGGGGAAGGCACTAGGACTGGTGATGATGACGGCATATATGTGTATGACTATTACGACACCGAGTATAATAC